ACATTCTTTATGCTTCGTCATCTTCCACCTTGGCCCGTCTTAATGACGTGGCTACTGGCAATGCTCTTATTTCTGGAGGGGTCGGTGTTGCTCCGTCTTATGGTAAAATTGGTCTTACTACGCATGTGACTGGTACGCTTGGAACCGCCAATGGTGGTACGGGCCTGACATCGTTCACTTCTGGCGGGGCTTTATATGCAACGTCTACGTCTGCGCTTACTAGCGGTACATTGCCTGTATTATCTGGCGGCACGGGCGTTACAACATCAACGGGTACGGGTTCAGTAGTGTTGTCAAATTCGCCAACACTTGTGACCCCGACCCTTGATGTTGCAACGGCTACAAGTTACACGGCAACTAGGGCGCTTTCAGTCGCTACGCCGTACAATACGGGCGCATTTAACTACGGAACGCTTGGATATTCTGACACAAATATTTTCTCGTCGTTCGTAAACAGCGTCAATTCTTATAACCAGATGGTGCTGCAAAACACCAACGCTGGCTCGGCGGCATCGACTAACTTTATTGTTTCAAACGACCAAGGGTCTCCAACGGGATATTACGGCGAGTTTGGCATGAATAGCAGTGCCTTTGCTGGCACTAATTCGTTTGCCCTTCCTAATGCGGTTTATTTAGATTCAACCAACGGCGATTTAGTCCTTGGTACTACTACTGCAAACGCAATTCGCTTTGTCGTTAACAGCAACTCCACCGATGCTATGTCGATTTCGTCGGCCGGAAACACTACGATTGCTAATTTAACGCTTTCTACGGCTTTGCCAGTTGCATCAGGCGGCACCGGAACAACCACTTCTACTGGTACAGGATCGGTGGTGTTGTCAAATTCGCCAACACTTGTAACGCCTGCACTCGGTACGCCATCGGCTATCGTCCTTACAAACGCAACGGGTCTTCCGCTAACCACAGGTGTAACGGGTACGCTTGGAACATCCAATGGCGGTACTGGTTTAACATCGTTTACGTCTGGTGGCGCTGTCTATGCTTCTTCAGCATCTGTTTTAGCGACGGGAACTTTGCCCGTAACTGCGGGTGGCACAGGAACGACAACATCAACGGGAACCGGATCGGTTGTTTTATCCAACTCTCCAACGCTTATAACCCCTGCTCTTGGAACGCCGTCGGCTCTAGTGTTAACAAACGCTACTGGTTTGCCATTAACGACTGGGGTAACGGGTATACTTGCTGTTTCTAATGGCGGTACGGGTGCAACGACGCTTACGGGATATCTTGTCGGCAATGGCACAAGTGCTTTCACGGCTGTTTCAACGATCCCCAATGCGGGATTGACCAACTCGTCGCTCACAATTGGTACAACTACTATAGCACTTGGTGCTACGACACTTACATTGTCAGGGTTGACGACCGTAACGGTTACGCAAGACCCGACATCTGCTTTACAACTTTCAACTAAGCAATATGTCGACAACCAAGTTGCTACAGTATCTAATCAAACATTCCACACGGCTGTTGGTTATGCAACCACGGCGGACCTTGGAAGCGTTACTTATAACAATGGCTCATCTGGTGTTGGCGCTACTCTTACTAATGCGGGCGCTCAGGCTGCCCTTACGATTGATGGTTACACATTCACTGCTACAGACGTAACCAATGCCACCCGTGTTCTTGTTAAAAATGAAAACACAGGAGCATATAACGGTGCTTACGTAGTTACCAATCAAGGCTCTGGTTCGACGAACTGGGTTTTAACACGCGCTACTGACTTCAATACACCCGGTTCTGGCCCAAATTATATTGAGACAGGCGCGTCCTTCTTTGTAAATGGTGGAACTGCAAACGGTTCAACCGCGTGGGTGATGAATACCACTGGCACGATTACTGTTGGTTCAACTGCGCTTACGTTCACGCAATCATCATCGTCTGGTAATATCCAAGTCAACTCACCCCTTATTAAGACGGGCAATACAATTAGCCTTGGCACAGTTGCCATTGGCAATGGCGGTACAGGTCAAACGACTGCATCTGCTGCATTTAACGCGCTTTCTCCAATTACTTCAACAGGTGACCTAATCATCGGTAATGGAGTTAATAGCGCCACACGGCTTGGTATTGGTACAAGCGGTTACGTCCTGACATCAAATGGCACAACGGCAACGTGGGCTGCCTCTACCGGTGGCGTTACATCGTTCTCCGGCGGTACAACTGGCCTTACGCCTAACACAGCAACCACAGGTGCAATTACACTTGCGGGTACGCTTGCTATTGCTAACGGTGGCACAGGTCTCACGGCACTTGGCACAGGCGTTCAAACTGCTTTAGGGCAAAACGTCACTGGTTCCGGCGGCATCGTACTGGCAACTTCGCCAACGCTTGTAACTCCGGCTCTTGGAACTCCGTCTGCTGCTGTTCTTACAAATGCCACAGGGCTTCCATTAACCACGGGCGTTACGGGAACACTTGGAACTTCAAACGGTGGCACAGGTTTAACAACCTTTACTGCGGCAAACAATGCCATATACTCCACATCTGCCTCAGTATTGACAGCAGGAACATTGCCAGTTTTAGCAGGAGGTACGGGTGTAACCTCGTCTACGGGTACTGGAAATAATGTTCTTTCAAACTCTCCTACTCTTGTAACTCCAGCCCTTGGCACTCCAGCATCCGGCGTTATGACTAACGTAACGGGTCTTCCATTAACCACGGGCGTCACAGGCGTATTGCCAACGGCTAATGGAGGCACAAATCTTTCATCGTTTACGTCGGGTGGCGCTGTATATGCAACTTCAACCACTGTTTTAACCACTGGTACGCTACCAATTACGGCAGGCGGTACGGGTCTTACGGCGCTAGGAACAGGCGTTCAAACGGCGCTTGGGCAAGCGGTTACAGGTTCGGGAAGTATTGTTCTTTCGACTTCGCCAACTTTAGTAACCCCTGCGCTTGGTACACCTTCCGCTGCCGTATTGACCAATGCTACCGGGCTTCCGTTGACCACGGGTGTTACTGGCACACTTGGTGTTACAAATGGTGGCACGGGTACGGCTACGGCGTTCACTACTGGCTCGGTGGTATTTGCGGGTGCGTCCGGCGTTTACAGCCAAAACAATGCCAAATTCTTCTGGGATAATACCAACAACCGTTTGGGCATTAACACTGCCACGCCACAGACGCAGTTAACAATTGTCTCCAACACGCAAACTACAACGCCAACGGCTGCGCTTCCCGCAGGTACTGACGTTTATATTGTCGGCGCGAATGCTGCCAACACCCGTATTACTCAAGATGCTTACGGCACCGGTTCTTACGGTGTGTTTACGGCTCGGTCAGCCCGTGGCACGGCTGCATCTCCTACGGCATCGCAATCGGGTGATTTCTTAGCGCAATTCACAGCCCGTGGTTATGGCGCAACTGGATTTGGCACGGCTTCTACAGGCTACATTGCATTCTCTGCGGCGGAAAACTTTACCGATACGGCGCAAGGTACATACGCAAGTATTTACACAACACCAACGGGCAGCAACTCAATTGCTGAAGCCTTCCGCTTTGGCCCTGCGGGCCAGTTGGGCATCGGTGGCGCTACATACGGCACATCTGGTCAGTTCTTAACATCTGGTGGCGCATCTGCCGCCCCATCGTGGACAACGGTAACGCTTGCAACGCTTGGCGGCGTGGTTCCTGTAGCCTCTGGCGGCACGAACATTACGTCCTACACAGTTGGCGATCTTATTTACGCCTCTGCTTCCACAACGCTGTCCAAATTGGCTGACGTTGCTACCGGATCGGTGTTGGTATCGGGTGGCGTGGGTGTTGCTCCTGCGTGGTCTGCCTCGCCTACGGTTACGGCTTTAACAACGGGCAGCATCAGCATTAGCGGTAACGAAACTCACACAGGGACTGGTGCGCGTATTCTTGGTGACTTTACCAATGCTACGATCACAAACCGTTTGGCTTTTCAGACAAGCACGACTAACGGCACAACGGGCATTTATGCTCTTCCTAATGGCACATCCACGGCTGCTTCTTGGCAAGCGACCAATGCCGCTGACCCAACCAACGCATCCAAGATTTTAATTGCGACGAACGGCTCCACAGACGTTCAGTTGGTGTCGGGCATTAATGGCACGGGTACGTATTTGCCGCTATCGTTTTACACGAACGGTTCTGGTCAATTTGCCATCAATACGTCGGGCGCTTGGGGTATTGGCTCTGTTGCGGCCTCTACAGTTAGTTACGGTACATCCGGTCAGGCATTTATTTCCGGTGGATCGTCTGCTCAACCTTCATGGGGGGCCCTTGGAATTGCGGGCGGCGGAACAGGGCTCACGTCCACGCCTGCAAACGGCGCGTTGGATATTGGTAATGGTACTGGATTTACCCGTACAACTTTAACCCAAGGCACTGGTATAACAATTACCAATGGGTCCGGTTCAATTACAGTTGCAAATTCTGGCGTAACTTCTTTTTCAGGAGGATCTACTGGTCTAACGCCAAACACGGCAACTACTGGCGCAATTTCTTTGGCCGGAACCCTTGCAACGGGTTATGGTGGAACTGGCCTTACTTCTTTCACATCAGGCGGAGCCGTATATGCCACTTCGTCGTCTGCTTTAACAACAGGAACGCTACCAGTTGCATCAGGTGGAACAGGATTAACTTCAACACCATCCAATGGGCAAATAGATATTGGTAACGGTACCGGATTTACCCGAACAACGCTTACTGCGGGAACAAATATAACAATTACAAACAGTTCAGGTTCAATTACAATTGCTGCAACTGGGGGTAGTGGTGGGGTAGGATTGACATGGCAACCCGCTCAAACCTCAAATTTTACAGCGTCGGCAGGTAATGGTTATCCAGTTAATACAACTTCTGGCACTATAACTGTTACTTTGCCATCATCTCCAAGTGCGGGAAATCAAGTTTCAGTTGTTGATTATGCAGGGACTTCCGCAACCAATAATATTATCGTTAATCCAAATGGTAGCAAAATTAATAGCGTTTCTGGAAATGCAAAAATTCAAACAGCATATGCTGCATTAAATTTTGTTTATATTGATTCAACATCAGGTTGGTTAGTTTACAGTAGTTTTGCTCAACAATTTACAGGAACAACTTATTCTATTACTTATCTTGCTGTTGCAGGCGGCGGAGGCGGCGGCGGAAAAAATGCTGGCGGTGGCGGCGGTGCAGGTGGATTATTAACAAATTCATTTACCGGAATAGCAGGCACAACCTATACAATAACAGTGGGCGGCGGTGGAGCTAATTCTGGCGGCACTATTCAAACAAGAGGCGGTAATGGTTCTAATTCTTCTATAAGCGGAACAAACATTACGACTATAACTGCTTCGGGCGGGGGCGGAGGTGGTTACGGTGTAGGCAATGGAGGTCGTGCTGTTTCAGGTAGCTCAGGCGGGTCTGGCGGTGGCGGCGGCGGTGACGATACTGGCGGTCCATACTCGGGAGGTTCTGGAACATCAGGACAAGGGAATGCTGGTGGTAACGGTGTTTCCCCCGGAGCAAACGCGGGCGGCGGCGGCGGCGCAGGTGCGGCTGGTGCAAACGGTATCGCTAACAGCAATGGTGGTGCGGGTGGCGTTGGTTTATCAAACTCAATTACCGGGTCTGTTGTTTACTATGCTGGTGGCGGTGGCGGTGGCGCTAACTCTTCTGCAGGCGCTGGTGGTAATGGCGGCGGTGGAGCGGGCGCTGCAGGAAATCCTCCCGGATCGGGGACGGCAGGAACTGCCAATACAGGCGGCGGCGGTGGTGGCGCGGGCGGCTTCGAAACAACCAATCCTTCTGGCGCGGGGGGTTCTGGTGTTGTAATCTTGTCTATTCCGACTGCATTGTATAGCGGCACAACTACCGGATCACCGACTGTTACGACAAACGGATCAAACACAATTTTGAAATTCACGACATCGGGGACTTATACAGCATGAGCCACTTTGCAAAGGTCGTTGACGGAAAAGTTGTTCAGGTCATTGTCGCAGAACCTGATTTTTTCACGCATTTTGTTGACTCGTCACCGGGTCAATGGATTCAAACGTCATACAATACACGTGGTGGTATTCATTATGGTCAGGATGGTAAACCTGATGGTGGGGTTGCTTTGCGCGGAAATTATGCTGGCATTGGAGATATTTATGACGCAGCACATGATGTTTTTTATGCTCCTCAACCATATCCATCTTGGACATTAAATCAAACCACATGGATTTGGGATTCTCCGGTTCCTTATCCAGAAGGGCAAGACGAGTATTCTTGGGACGAAAACAATAAAACTTGGGTGGCTGTATCATGATTTTAGACTGGCAACAAATCGTCAACCTAATCATTACGGCGGCGTTCGGCGTAGTCGGTTATCTATATGCCCAATTAGTTGCGGAAGCCAAAAAAGACCGTGAAATGATCAATGATCTACGGGTAGCGTTGCCGACCAAGTACGTTAGCAAAGATGATTTGATGTCGCATTTAAACCGAATTGAGAGTATGCTTACCAAGATTTTTGACCGTTTAGAGCAGAAGGTGGATAAACCATGAGCACTACGACAAACCTCGCCTTAAACGAGCCAGCGTATAATAGCACGTCCCCCACATGGGATCAGCCGCTCAACTACAATTCTACCATCCTTGACCAAATGTTTGGCAATACTACTGGTGTTTCTGTTAACACAAGCGGGGCGCCAACTTATACGAATATTGCCGCACCAAGTGCTACGGCGGCAGGGTCCACGTCTCAGGCTATGCGGTTTAACCTTACGGGTGCATTAGCCGCCAACCAGACCGTTCTTTTGCCGCAGGGCGTGGCGGGAATGTGGATTGTCACTAACAGCACATCAGGCGCTTATACTATTACGTTTGGTTCCAATAATGGCAGCAACGTGGCGGCAGGGACAACTGTAATTCTTCCTCAAAGTTATAGTAGCTTAGTTTATTGTGACGGAACCAATGTAAAATTGGCAAATGACGGGCTTTTAGCGGGCGGTTTGGTTTCTTCATTCAGCGCGGGATCAACTGGATTAACTCCATCCACCGCTTCAACAGGGGCGGTCACTTTAGCAGGTACTTTAAGCGTCGGCTATGGCGGTACAGGAATAACTACTACACCATCCAATGGTGCTTTATTGATTGGCAATGGTTCTGGATACACATCATCTACATTGACGGCGGGATCAGGCGTTACCATAACCAATGGCACTGGTTCAATTACTATTGCGGCGGGGTTTACTCAAGCAAATGCTGTTACCACTTCTGGGGCGTCATCATTTACGTTCACAAATATTCCCTCTACGGCGAAAATTATTATTGTTAATTTTTCCAACGTAAGTTTCCCATCGGGTGCTGCACCTTATATTCAACTTGGTAGCGGGTCTATCCAAACTACAGGATACAACGCGCAAGTTTGTCAAATAAACAATGGGGCAGGGTCAGGGGGCCAAACAACATATTTTCCTATGGCAATTTCTGGCGGTTCAAACGCAATTTATGGGGCTGCTACATTTGTTAATTTAGGAAACAACATTTGGACAGGAACGTGGTCATTTTATTTTACTGCAGGATCAAATTATAATGGCGCTGGCGCTGTAATTTTGACAGGAACACTTGACCGATTAATATTAAATAATACTGCAAGTACAAATTTTACTGGCGGAACTTTAAATATTGTTTACCAGTGAGATAACCGATGAAATTTATATGGTCATTTCCGCAATTTATCGTCAATCCAACCTCTGTTGGCCTACCCAACGTGGTTACGGCCATCAACTGGGTATGCACGGGAACGGATGGGTCTGTCACATCATCGGCATCGGGAACGGCTAAGTTAAGCTCACCTAACCCTGCGGAGTTCATCCCATATGCTGACATTACTCAGGCCATGGCGTATAATTGGGTATCGCAATGTATTAGTATGCCTGCCGTTGAGTCTCAGATTGCCGCGCAAATAACCCAATTGTCGCAGCCCGTTACGCAATCGCAGGCCCCACCTTTCTGAGGCCCCCATGGACCCATTTACCCTGATCGCCGGCGCGACTGCAATTTACAACTCAATCAAGTCCGCCGTCGATGCTGGTCAGGATATGATGGCGACTGCCGAAAAAGTAAGCAATCTTTTTGGCAAGGTGGGTCAAATTGTTACAATTGCGTCCACGCCGCGTAAGAAGAAGCTGTTTCAATCACAGGCAGAGTTTGAGGCCGAAGCGGTCAAGATATACGCCGTTAAGGCCAAAGCCCTTGATATGCAACTTCAAGTCAAGAACTTGTTCGTTGGCCAATACGGCCCAGCGGCATGGGAAGGCATTCAGAGGCAGGTAATTGAGATGCGGAAAGAGGCTGCACGTCAGGCGGCTGCTGCACTCAAAGAGCAAGAAGAGAACCGTAAGGATTTGATTATGGTTAGCAGTATTGTGGGTTTTCTGGTAATAGGTATCGGCGCAATTGGTATTTTCCTCATGATAACGGTGAAGTGACATGGACATTTTAAAAACTTTTGGACCATTGATTGGTTCAGTTGCGCCCACCATCGCTACCGCCCTAGGCGGACCAGTGGCAGGATTGGCTGTAAAAGCAGTATCAAATGCCCTTTTCGGTCATGAGAATGGCACCGAAGACGACATTATGTCGGCTCTTGCCAATCCAACCGGGGACCAATTGGCACAGCTTAAAAAGATTGATGCTGACTTTAAAGTTCAAATGAAGTCTTTGGACATTGATCTAGAACGCATTTCTGAACAGGATCGCGATTCAGCCCGCAATATGCAAATTGCTACCCGCGATTGGATACCCCGCGTGTTGGCGGTAGGTGTTACGGTCGGTTTTTTTGGCATCATTGCATATATCCTTCACTTTGGCCTTCCAGCCACAGGTGGCGAGGCTCTTTTGATGCTGATCGGTACGCTTGGCACGGCTTGGACTAGCGTCATGGGCTTCTATTTTGGCTCATCCGCTGGCTCCAAACAAAAGACAGATGCCTTGACGGCCTCTTTGGGGAATAAACAGTGAAAGAGAATTTTCCCCAATGCTTCGCCCTTGTCCTTAAAAACGAAGGCGGGTACGTCGATAACCCTTCCGACCCCGGCGGTGCAACCAACCTTGGTTGTACTAAAGCAACTTGGGAGGCTTGGGTTGGCCATACCGTGACCAAGGACGATATTAAGGCTTTGACGCCTAACGACGTCATGCCCCTGTACAAAGCCAAGTATTGGGATACGATTAAGGGTGACGATCTGCCAGAGGGCGTGGACTATGCCGTCTTCGACTATGCAATTAACTCGGGTCCGTCCCGTGCCGCAAAAGCCCTTCAGTCGGTACTCAGTGTTAATGTCGACGGGCAAATCGGGGACGCCACGTTACGCGCTCTTGAAGCGTCAAACCCTCGCGAAGTTGCTACAGCAGTCTGCGAAGCCCGACTAGCCTTCTTACAATCTCTTCCAACCTATGCTACATTCGGCAAGGGCTGGTCTAGGCGCGTTTCCGAGGTGGAAACCGTTTCCTTTAATATGGTTGGGTAACCTATATGTCACTGACTTACTCGTCATATGTCCAGCAAATTGCGACTTTGGCCGTTGTTCCGGTCACTGACCCCAATTACACGATCATTATTCCTAGCATGATTGACTATGCCGAGTTGCGTATGCAGCGCGACCTAGATTTTCTGTCTACACAGATTAGCACTTCTGCCTACACATTTACGTCTGGAAGTAACCAATTAACTTTACCAACGTCTCAATTTATTGTACCTCAAACCTTTGAAGTTATTGACGGATCAGGCAATTCGTCCCCCCTTTTGGCGGTAGGTAAAGAATTTATACAAAATGTTTACGGATCAGGTTCTACGACAGGCTTACCTCAGTATTTTGCTGTTTATGGTGGCGATACTGCTACTACAGGTAATACGAGCCAATATATGATTGTTGGGCCCACGCCCAACTCTAATTATGCCGTTCGTCTTACCGGAACCGTCCGATCGGCGCCGCTTTCGGCTACCAATACCACTACGTATATATCAACATATCTTCCCGATATGTTTATTTTTGCGTCCATGATTTACATCTCGGCCTATCAACGTAACTTTGGCCGAGCCAATGATGATCCGGCTATGGCTCAAACTTACGAAAGCCAGTATCAGGCTCTCAAGGTAAGCGCGCTTACTGAAGAAAACCGCAAGAAATTTGAGGCGGCTGCTTGGACGTCTTATTCACCTGCTCCTGCAGCAACGCCGTCGAGGTAACCTATGCCTCACGCAACAATCAAATTAAAGCCCGGCGTTGAAACAACAAATACCTTCGCTCTTAACGAAGCGGCATATTCAACATCGCAATTGATTCGTTTTCTTCCCGAGCGAAATGGTCTTGGGTTGGCTCAAAAACTTGGCGGTTGGATAAATTATTTTGGTTCATCAATTGGTTCAAAAATTCGCGCTCTAAAAGGTTGGGCAGATTTAAACGCTGTAAACCATTTGGGTATTGGCGCGGAATCGTCTCTTAGTGTCCTTACAGGAAACAATTTACAGAATATCACGC